AGAAGGTATAACTAAGATAAACATAACTAAAGGCGACGGTTATATGAATATAGAAGTACACGGACATAACGAGGACAGTATAACTTGTGCAGGTATAAGTGCTATAATACAAACGTGTGAATTAGGACTTAAAGCATTGGCAGAAAATAGAAAAAATGTTATAATTAAAGAGTACGAGCAAGATATTTGCGATATGTAGATTATAATATTGGAGGAATAATATGAGAACAGTTTTTACACAAGAAGAATTAAACGAAATGAGACGCTTACAAAGAAAATTAGACACAAGAGTAAAAAAAGAAAATGATATACCTGCGGACGCTAACCTAAATATAGAGAAATTCTTAGCTTTAAAAACAGAGTTATTTGAATTAGCAAACGAGATAGAAAGTTTTAAATATTGGAAGAAAAACAAAAATAAAACTAATCAACTAGAAGAAGCATGTGATGTACTACACTTTATACTAAGTATAGCAATAGATAATAGAGTTGAATTAGTAGAAGAAAAGCAACCAGGCGATTATAATACAGATGAATATGATATGAATGATTTAATCGGTATGCTAGATTGTATGATAAGTGATATGTTTATCGAGAAAGATTGGGAAGATTTAAACCAAATATTATTGGTATTAGGAGTAGTAGTTAATAAGTGTGGATACGATATAGAAGATTTATACAAGTGCTATAAAGACAAAAATAAAGAAAATCACAAAAGACAAGATAATAAGTATTAAAAATATAAAATAGCTCGTGTACCAAGATGTACAAGGAGTTCCTAGCATCATTAAGGTGTTGCTTGAATAATTAATCAAATAATAAATTAAAAGCCCTTAGAATTGCTCCTAGAGCGTCTAAGGGTTATTATATAGGGGGGAAAGATGAAGAAAAAAGAATGGACATTAGAAGAAGCTAAAGAAGATTATAAAAAACGTAGAAAAAAACATAGAAGTTGTAAAAATTGTAAATTTGCACATACATATGAATATATAAGTTGTGAAGTAATAAATGTATTAAAAAAAATATATTTTCCAAGATTAAAAGCAAAATTCTGTAGATATTACAAATAAATGGGGGATGAAACGAGTATGGACGACTTAATAAGATTAAAACCTAAATACCCAAATCAAGAATTAAACGTAGTGATACCTCTTGGGGTGAGTGTAAACCATCTTTATATGTTTAAACGTGGTAGAAGGTTTATGACGAAAAAAGGTCAAGATTATATGCAAAAGGTGATGATGATTGTAGATAATGCAGTCAAATCACAAAATTACAAATTAGAAGAAGAAGGTGTGTGGTTAGTATGTGAATTAACGTATTACTTCCCAGATAAACGTAGAAGGGATTGCCACAATATGCACAAAATAGTTATGGACGCACTAGAACACGTAGCGTTCAAAGAAGATAGGTGGGTTTTAGTACGTGATATGCACGTAAGTTTAGACAAAGAACTACCGAGAATAGAGGTAAAATTATACCCAGAAAAGGTATGTGGACAAAAACTTGTCAAGTCTTTTTAGTAAATCTGTGGATAAGTTTTTTTCGACAAAGCTACACACAAGTAATTGCAACGTGTGTAGCACTTTTTTATGTTATCCAAAACCTGTGGATAAGTTGTTAATATCTGTGGATAACTCTGTGAATAACATATGTGGACAAAAAACCTATGCTATAATGTATTTGGGGGTAGGGGGTTAAGAAACGTGTTAATAACGTGTAACAAACTTAACTCAATACTTCATTCCCTGTAAACGAGTTTATCGAGTTTACAACAACGAAGTTGTTTAGAAAGGTTTTAAGTATAACTATGCGTATACACGCACAGAGCGTTGACACTGGGTCATTTTCAAATCAAAGATTTAAAAATAAAAAGGAGAAAAGTAATGAATAAGTTTAGTTTTACGAGATATGAGGATTTAGTTAATGATATTGATTTGTTAGTAAAGGAATTAAAAGAACGTAATAAAGACGATTATACAAACGAAGAAGTACACTCTATATCGTGCGATATAATAAGTGTAGCAAACTCCCTAAATATGTGTTTAATACATTATTATAGAAGAAATAAATAATTCTCTGTTGATTTGATAAAAAACAGAGTTTTTTTGTGCACTTTTTACTTGGAAAATATTGACATAGGAGAAAAGAACGTATATAATTAATACTGTAATAACATTTAATCGTATGTTGTTGCACCTCCTTATTAGCGATTATATTTTTTTTAAAGTAAAACTATTGTTTCTGTAATGTTAAATGGATCTATTCACTTCTAACTGATTTAAAGAGAAAATTCAAACATTTACCTCCTTTCAGCTAAGTGCGTTGGGTCGAAACAACGCACTTTGAAATTATATTCCACGTCAACAGAGGTTTTTACCTCTTTTATATAGGGGTGTGGTGTAATGGTAACACAACGGTCTCCAAAACCGTAGATGTGAGTTCAATTCTTGCCACTCTTGCCAATGGTCGTAAGACCAAATATAATTTTTAAAAATAACATTTTATTATCATTAATAGTCATTTTGTAAAATAATTTTTATCAAATGTAGTATTTAAAATGTTGGTGTAACTCAAATAGCGTAAATCGTGAACGAGTAGACAAACACCTCGGTACGTGTATAAACTACCAAGACACCAACGTAATTTTTCAAATAATATCAACACATTAAAACATTAAAACTATATATAAGTTCAGAACAAAAAGACGAGTACCCAACTACTCGTCTCTTTTTTTATTCTATTCTTGGAAGTATATTAACGATGCTTCTATACCTTTTGATTTAAGTTCTTCTTGTCTTTTAATAGCGTTATTTTTATCCTTATAACTACCCACTAAAACACGATAGAAGCCATTCTTGGGCGTTTCAACAACGTCAGTTATAGTTTTATCTAATATACCTTCTACAATCGCTTTAGCGACCTTTCTAGGGCTTTTTAAGTATACATTCATATCATCTCTATCATCTATAAAGCAAGTCTCTATTAATAATGCAGGTGCTTTAGTGTGTTTAAGTACATATGCGTTATGTGTTTTAACTCCTCTATTTTTAAGACCTACATTTGCGATTTTCTTTACTATTCTTTCTGCGTAAGGTTTCGCTTTACTTGACATAGAGTGTAAAAGTACTTCTGTACCTGTTGTACGACCATCACCCTTCACATCATTAACACAAGCGTTAAAGTGTATTGATACGAATAAATCTAATGGTTGTTTATTAGCTTTATTAACTCTATCTATAAGTTGCTGAGCATTGTTACTTGATTTGTCTACTGTACAATCGTAAATAGTATGACCTTCTTTTTTAAGCATTTCTATTACTATTTTACCAAGTTCTCTAGTTAAGTTTTGTTCTTTGTAACCACAACCTTGAGAACCCGTTCCTTCTCCACTTAATGTATGACCCATATCTATTCCTATTTTCATATTAAATCTCTCCTTTTATAAGTTTTTTAAGTTCTTCATTTTCTTGCTTTAATTCTTGTACTGCTTTCCATAGTGTAGAAATTGCAGATGTATAATCTATACTCGTATTTATTTCGTTTTTATCCTCATCATATTCAGTCTTTACAACTTCGGTTGATTTGTCTATGGCTTTTGTAGTTTGTGTAGGGTTATATAATCTTAATCCATTTTTAGTTTCAATTACATCTATACTATTTATCTTATCAAAAACAGAATTGTTTGATATAACCATAGGTTCGTTTAAGGCTAATACATCTGCTGAATATAATGTCCCTGCATATAGTGGTGAAGTGTTTCCGCTAGCGGTTAAAAAGTGAAAACTACCACTAGAAGGAGACGCCATAATTCCTGCTCCTAATCTAAAATGGTCGCAATTTACATTCCCGCCATGCGGTAAAAATATCACTCCTCCTGCAATAAATGAACTTCTCAATCCATTATATATAAAATGTATTGCACCTGTATCTGTAAATGCTATGGAAGAGTTTCCACCTCTTATATAATCACAAGTAATATTTGTTTCAAAAATAGGTACATATACTGAACCTCTTGCTAATGCAAGATTATTCATACCATAAATAGCACCATTCCTTACATTCAAAGCTCCACGTAAAGTAGCACTAGCACAGGTTAAAACACCCGAACCACTCATAGTCCAAGTTGTAGTACCAGAGTTAGTGTTGTTTTTACCAACAACATCACCATACATTATAGCACTATGTATGTCTACTTTATCACCAAGTTTGATGCTAGGAGCAGATATTTGTATGCCTTTATATCCTCCAACATGAGAGTCATAAGAAGATATAATTGCACCTTGAGCAAATTTTATACCACCTACACCATTTATCTGACCACTTATCAACTCACCTTTTACACGAAGATTAGTTGTGTCTATATTACCACCATTTATAATAGTGCCACCAAGTTTAGATAAATCTTCAAACTTAACTAAACCTGTAAAATTAAAGCTATCAACAGTTTGTTTAAGTTCTGTATATTTTTGATTGACACCATCAACAGTTTGTTCAGTAGACTCTACTCTATTTGTTATACTATCAAATTTAATATCTATACTTGCACTTTGATTAGTTATAGCTTCATCTACATAATCTTTCATATCATCTGGTGCAGGAGACCAATCAGTAGATTTATTACCTTTTTCAAGTTTGAAATCAGTAAACCAAGCAATACCATCTCTACCTACCCACGCTCTGACACACACATTACTATAATCTTTATCAACAGTAATTGTTTTAAACATCTTAGTCCATTGACCTTCAACCATAGTAGTTTTATCGACACTAACACGCATTATAGTTGAGTTAGAAGTATTATTATCTAACTTACCTTTACATTCTAGGGCAAGTGCTCCATTAAAAGTGCTTCTATCTTCAACATAATACCAACAACTTACAGTATAAGTATCTCCTTTTTTCATAGATAAGCAGTTTTTATTAGGTAGGTTATAGTTCTCACACCCTCTGTAACCACTACTTGCAAGTCCTTTTTGTGAACTTTTACAAGACGGATGCCCATTAAAGGTTTTAGTTGTATCAATAATTACATTAGTACCTAATATCCAATTATTTTTACCGTCAATAAATGCAGAGTTTTTAACTAAGTTTCTAGCACCTATCTCTAAGTTACTTAAATCATTTTTAACACCATTAACAGTTTTATCTATTTTAGATACGCTTTGAGTTATACCATCAAACTTAACATCTATACTTGTATTGTATTCAGATATAGATTTGTTTACATATTCTTTCATATCATTTACAACATCATTTAAACTATCATTAGAGTCAGTCTGTGAAGGAGTCCATTGAGATACGATATGACCCTTTTCTAACTTTATATTTTTTATATAACCACTACCCTCTGGGTTGTTATGACCATTGATAACAAAATAAATAGGTTTTGATGTGTCTATTCCTTTATGAGTTGTAAACGAATAACTATACCTTTTCCAGATACCTACATATTCCTCTTCTATGGTTATATCCATTCTTCCACTATGATAGCCATAATTATTACTTTCTACGTTTTTATGATAAAGTCCTCCACGGAAACTAAATAAGTTTGTATCAGAATACGCATCAAAAGATATTACGTATTGTTCATTAGGTATTATAATATTTTCTTCATTATTTATTTCCTGTCTAAGGCTTAACTCTCTATTAGCCATACTAAACTTCGCATTACGGTTTATAAGGGCTATACAAGGGAAATGGAATGTTTCTAGGTCTATGTGTGGGTGATAACCTATCTCTGGGTTTTCCACACTATCATTATAATCTTGCCAATAAGTTAATTTACGAGTACCGTTTAACGTTCTATCCCAAGTTATTAACTCATCAACAGTAGCTTTACGAGGTGCAGAGTTATTTAAGTAGTTAGTTCCACCAACACTTATATCACCTAATTCTCCTGATACGAAATCTTTAAGATTGTTGATTTGATTTTGTACTTCTGTTTTACTTGCAGTAAGTTTTATACCTTCATTTAAAATCTCTATGTCAGACTCGGCTTTTTCTAGTTTACTTGTCATAGATGTCATATCCTCTGTGTACTTTTGATTACTTACTTTAAGTTTTATTTGTTCTTTATTTTGGTCTATTTCTGATTGTTGTCTTTCTATTGTTTCAGATTGTTCATCTTGGTTAAGTTCGATATTAAATATTTTAGATGTTACACTCTCTCCGTCTATATCTATTTTAGTACCGTGTATTGTACCTGTACCATCTTTATTTATATTATCTATAACAGAGTGTATATTAAGTTTACCACCGTCTATATTAGCATCTCCTGCTATTTTATCATTGTTTATAGAACCGTCAGTTATACCTTCACGATATACTCCATTCTCATCATACAATATAGTTTGACCGTCTGCACCACGTACTCTAAGACCATATACAGTACCGTCATCATTCACATCACCCAAAGATACTCTTTCAAATTGTTTAGACCCTATGCCTTCAAATACTTGAAGTCTATTACCTCTAAGTTTTAAATTACCATTAGCACCCGATATTGTTACTTTTGATGTGTCAACAACTCCTGCATCAAGTTTATCTGCACTTACTTTATTGATTTGAGCATCACCTATTGCACCATTTGCTATTATTGTACTACCTGCTACGATAGTACCTGCTTGTATATGATTTGAATTTATCTTGTTGAATAACAAATCACCATTTATAAGTCTATCTCTCCACTCATCAATTTGAATTTTAGTATAATATCTACCATCGTGGTCGTGAACTATTTTTGCATACCTATCGTCGTGGTTATGATTTGGTATAGTTGTACCACTATTATCTCCACCACCAGAACCACCAATATTACCTTTTAAAGTTTTCCCTACTTCATATGCAAACGAACTAACTTCTTGTTCTTCATTAAGTTCTGTATAATATGGAGAAGTAGAGTCAACATTAGGGTAAAGAACATTGTTCTCAACCCCTGTTACCCCTTTTTTAAAGGCATCAATATATGCGTTTTTGTGTTTTATAATTTTATCCATACACATCATTACCTTTCTAATTTATCTTCGATTACATCTAAACGTATTAATATTTTTTCAAGAACAGGTACGGTTTTATCTAATTGTTCTCTCATCTCTTTTTCTCTTGTTTGAGAAGAGTATAATACATACCCTAATAACAATATAAACAGTGATAAATAAGCACTAGGGCTATTTACTATTTCATTTATAAGTTGCATATTAAGCTCCACTTTCTCACCCCTTTATAAGTCTAAATTTCTGTACCAATTCCCCTTATTACCTGTTATATAATTTATCCAATCCATAAGTATTTGTTTATCTGTAATTTTTTGACTTTGTTTATCTTCATCTGATTTTTGTTGTCTATTCTTTTCGCTACCTAATGTTTTAACTAAGTTTGGCATAAATGGGTTTAAATCCATAAGAACTTCTTTTATTCTTTGTTCTTTAGTTATTTCATTCCACCCTGGTTTTTCACCTTCTTCAACTATTTTGTTACCAAAATTACCTTCCCCACGTGATTGTTGCATTAACATACGTACAAGAGGGTTCATTTTATTTTCTATATCATCTCTTTCAAATGGTATAGCGTCCTCAACATTTGGGAACATATTTTGTTTATATAAATAGTTGTATTGGTCTCCGTTTACACTATCAGTAAGATTTGCATAAGGTTTTTGTATCTTTCCATACTTAAATTCTTCGTTTTGGCGTTGCTCTTCTGGTATACCATTTTCTAAACCTTTAGTACCTCTTATTATAGAGTTTATCTTACCTGGGTGTTCAAACATTGAGCCATACATAAGTCTTGCGTTATTTTTATGGAATGTCCAGAATGGGTCTACAAAATCTCCCATAAAATCATCAACTTTGTTTTTCTTACTATAATCAAACAAGTATTTATTTACAGATTTAGAAGCATCCTCTGGAGACATACCTCTTTCGATTTGTTTTATGAAGTGATTTAAACGTGCAGTTTGTTCGTTAGTTCCTAACCATTTCATAATAGATGAGTTATCTATTTGATTTTCAAGTCTAGGGAATATACCTCTAGCACTTCTTACATCCTCTCCAAGACCGTCAACTACACCTAATTCTTTAGCAAGTTTTCCTATCTCATCATAACTGTATGCTTGGTTAGTTTTTGCACTCTTTATAAAACCATTTTTACCACCTTTACCATTGATTTGTTTAAGTATGTTTCTAGCTTCTGTTTGAGGTAGTAAAGCATCTGCTCCAAGTGCAAGATAGTTTTGTCCTTTGTTTTGGAAGAAGTTTTGTACGTGCCAACCTGGGTTATATACTGTAAGTCCTTTTTTATAAGAGTTTAACCAACGTTTATACATATCATAAAGTTCGTTATCTTTATGTTTAGACATTTTATTAGTAGACCTCATATAATCATCTATATTAACATCATCAATGTGTTTGTTAAGTTTGTTATACTCATCAATGTTTTTATGAATTGTTTTTGTAGAATTTTTCATACTATCTTCATATACATTTAAGTTTTCAAGAGATTTGTCTGGTGTAGTTTTTGTAGGTTTTACAAATTCTTTGCTATTTTTAGCGATGTGTTCATCTATTTTTTTCAATTCATTAATACCTTTTTTAGACACATCATCTGATAAAACTTTATTTGAAAACTCATTCCAATATTCATAAACTTCATTTGGCATATTATTAGGTTTTGTTTTAGGAGGTTTTTGATATGGATTAATACCAAGCTCATAAAGTTTATCTGCGTATTGCTTGAAACTTCCACTATCAAGTTCACTAGGTATTTTAGGTAATTTTATTTGTGATTTGTTTTTGTTTTTATAAAGCGAACTCTTATCAACATCTAGTTTTTGCCCTGTTATATATCCAAGCATATTAACTTGGCTATCGTTGTCAACATTAGGTTTTAATAAATCAAGTACATCAAAATCTCCATCAACAGGGAAGTTGTTTTGCTCTTTTAATAAATCTGGTAGGTGAACATAATCTTCATTAACTTTGATATGATTATCTGCTATATCCATAACTTCTTGAACACCACCATCAACTTTACCTGTCAGTTTACTTATAAAATTATTAAAGTGTGGTGTATTAGGTAATTCATTTATAGCAGGTGTAGGTAGATTATTAAGATTAGGTTTGTTCTCTAAAAACTCATCAAATGGATTTTTAGTTTTATTAAGATTTGTATTCACATCATCAAGAGTTTGTATGTTGTTCTTGCCTCCTAACATACTACTTATTTCACTACCTAAGTTATCTCCACGTTGTAGCATTTTAGGGTTTGGTATATCAAACAACTCATCAATAGTTTTAGCACCTTCTGTCATTAAATACTTCCATTGTAATTGGTCTGGTGTAAGTTCATCTATATTATTAAGTGCTTTACCATTTATTTTGATGTGAGCCATTTCAAGTGGGTTAATACCTTTTGTAGTGTTCTTGATAATACCATTTAAAGGGTTTGTTCCGTTTAAATTTTTACCTACTTGCATATCTTGTTGTATAGATTGAATTAATTTAAGTTTTTGGTTTTTAAGTTCGTTAAAATACACTTTTCTATCAACACCAAGATTATCAAGATAATTAACATTATCCTCTACAAGTAATCTTATCTTTGCATACTCATCACCATACTTACCGCCTTGAGTAAGTTTAACTTCTTTATTCATAAGAGTTAATAAGTTATCTACGGCAGATTTTACATTTTTATTTGCATATACGTTTTTAAAAGTTTGCTTATCTTTAGGTATTTGAACTCCATATTTAGAGTTTACGTATTTAAGACCTATACTTTTACTATATTCTATCTTATCTTTAGGTTTTATTTGGTTTTTAATATTACCACCAACATTATTTTGGCTTACGTGATTATATTCATCAACATTTTTATAGAATAAACTTTGTGCTCTAGGAGATGCAGTTAAATCTGGATCAGAGCCAATTTCAGATTTATGTTTAGCTTCTCTGATTTGATTTTCCTTACCTTTTGTAGCATCTATTTTAGCTTGTTTATCTGCTAATTCATCAAGTGCTTCTTTATAGCCTTCTGTACCGTCTTTTTTACCATACACCTTTTTAGCGTAATCATCATACTCATCAGACATATATTTTACTTTTTTATACTCATCATCCCACTTCGCTATCTTTTCACCAAGTTCTTTATACTCGTAAAATTCATCTGTATTAAGTGGTTGTACTCTTTTTTTAGTTTGTAACTCTTTATATCTATCGGTAAGTTCTGCTTTGTTTTTAACACCAAAGTGTGAAGCTAGATTAGACATCTTCTCATCATATCTATAATCAGTAAGTGAAGCAGATATTTTTCTAGCACCTTCTCCAACAGGTATTTTATTACCTAAAGAGTCAAACTCTTCTAAAACACCATTAGCTTGTTTAACTATCATATCATCTACATAATCTAGTAATTGATTTGCGTGTCTAGGTGTTACATTTCTTCTGACAACATCTTTACCGTCAAAGAATAAATCATTTAACATCTTAGATACTTCGTGAGCACCTATCTCACCTTTATCAACTAAATATTTTGCGTTTTTAATTTGAACACTAGCTTCTTCAAGAGTACCTTCTGAAAGTGTACTAACTTTCTGTGCAAAGTTTTTAACACCTGTTCTAAGCAACCCTTCTCTTTCTTTTATGTTACCTACGTTATCTACAAATTTAGGATTAAAAACATCTTTAAGAAGTTTATAATTATTCTCTTTTATATATTTTTGTTTAGCAAGTTCTTCTGCACTAAATTTAGGTGTGTTTACATCTTTAGTATTAAAATATCTGTTATCATCTTTTATCTTTTGTTGTGTTTCATAACCTCTACGTCTAGTAGTATTTTCTATCATATCAGTTATCTCATCACTACCTTTTACTACTTGTTCATACACTTCTGGTTTAGTTTTTCTAAGGTAATCAAGTGTTGCATCTGCGTTATGAGAACTCATAGAGTCTATCTTATTTACAAGACCGTCTATATCATCTCCATACTTGTTTATAACTTTTTCATATCTTGCATAAGGGTTTTGTATGTTATCAATATATGCATTCATACTTCCGTCTTTACCAAACATAGAGTATTGTCCATTTGCTTTACCTTTTACAACATCATTTATCTCATCAACACTATTCATTAGGTTAGGTATGTAACCGTCCTTAGTTTGAGTGTATTTTTTATTAAGTGTTCTACCGTCTATGCTACGTTGTGTTCCTTTAAGTGGTTTACTATCAAGTGTATCAAGGAACTTACCTAGATTAGATGTGTTAGGGTTTTTCTTAACAACGTCTTTAATATTGTCCATTGTTTTTTCAAATTGATTATCTAATAATTTGTCAGTAGCAGTTTTACCTTTTTTACCAGAGTAAAATACATCATCAGAAGCTCCTGTTATTTTGCTACCTTTACCTGCGTACTTCTTAGAGTTAGCCATAAGTTTAGCAGTTTCTTCTGGTATGATACCTGTTGCTAAGTTTGCAGTACCATTTTTAAGTTCTTTAAATGATTTGGCAGTATTCTTACCAAGTCCTTTTACCACATCAATAACTTTATCTTCAACAATAGTAGGTGCAAGTAAATCCATAACAAAACCTGTTACGTTAAGTAAGTTAGTGTCTCTTTTCTTATTCTCTTCGATTTGTTTTTTATACTCTATAGCATCGCTATGTCTACCAGTGTCCTTTAAAAATCTTATTTGACCTTCATCCGCACGTGTTTTAGCTTCACTAAGAAACGACCCCATATACTTACCAAAACCTGTTTTATCAAGCTCCTCTTTATTCGCCTTTAAATTTTCTTTAAGGTTGTTTCTACCTTGACTATAATATTTATAATCACGTTTAGGGTCTGCTATCGCTTTGGCTAAATTACCACTATCTTCTGCTACACCTGCAATACCTGCAAGACCGTAACTTCCAATAGCACCTATACTTTTCATAAAGTCCATAGCAGGGTCAAATATAACGTCTTTTGCTCCACCTTTTACATATTCCAAAGCATTACTTATGTGTTTTCCTTTACGTTGATTTGCTTTGGCAGTTTCAATACCGTCCCAAACTTTAGTGTTTAAGTGGTCGCTAAACTTTTCTGCATTATCCCATTTGTGAGAACTCATCAATGCGTACTTTTGTTTAGGCATATATTCTTTGTTATTTAATGTACCTGTGTTTTTATAACTCTCTTTTTCATAGCCTTTAAGAAGTCTTTTATTACTGTAAAACCCATCATATTTAGTTCCGTCTGCTTTTGTACCACCTTTTACGTATTTAGGCTTTCCTGTTTGGTAGGCATATTTTGCTTCATATGGGTTTTCACCGTTTTGTTTCTTTACATATCTACTTCTTTTCATCCCCTTAGTATCTATATAATCATCACCATAACCGTGTACTTTTTGACCTTCTGCTAAGTTTTTCTTAACACCATAAACTGTTTGATTAACTGATTTAGTATAGTTACCTTTTATGTAGTTCTCATCTGATTTGGACATTTTTTTATTGTACTTTGCATTTTTATTAGTAACTCTATTTATCTTGTTTTGTTGAATTTGTTGTTCAAACTTTTTCTTTTTAGAACTCATAAAATCCTCCTTTCAATTATTTTTTCTTAAATATTTTCTTTACTGTCTTTTTAACTTTATCTTTAAACTTCTTAGTTTTCTCTTGTTGTTTTTTCTTTTCTGCCATTTGCTTTTTGATGTACGCTTGGTTTTTAGCACCAAAACTTTTATTAATTTCAACACGTTTCTTTTGTTGTGCTTTAGCTTTTTCTTGTTTTTTAGTATTTTTCTCTTTTTGTTTAGAAGTTTTATTTTTGGAATTTTTATTCTTAGAACCTTTCATAATATCGTTATGTATGCTTTCTACATTTGCTTTATGGTTTTGTTTCATTTTAGCGAAATTATCATTAGAAAATCTATTCATAACTTTAGCTTTAGTTCCTTCTTGAGTTTTCTTTACTTTATCTATATAATCTTTTCTTAATGGCGATTTATGTTGATACACAGTATCTCCTATGTTATAAGCACCATTCGTACTTCTTGCTACTGATTTGTTTATAAGGTGTTTTAATGCAGTTTCTCTAGTATTGTTTAATCTCTCATCAACTGTTTTATTAAGTCCGTAATAACTGTTATACATAGGTGAAACAGAGTCGTTATATATACTTGCTCTTTCCATTAAGTCGTAAACTCCACCTGTGTCTACTGCATTATACACATCAGTTGAAAGTTGTTTAAATTTGTTATCTACTGCTTGTTGTGTTATCTCGTCATTAAGTGTCTCTGCACTTATTTCTCCACCGTCATAGTTTTGATAACCACCATAATAACCTCTTGAATAAGGGTTATAACTTCTTGAATAACCAGAATATCCACGTCTTGAATATCCACCACCACCGCTTCTTGAGTTATCTGCCATTTCTTTATCGTGGTCTCTATCTAATTTGTTTTCACCAGATTGCCAATTGTTTTGACTATCTTGTTGTTCTTTATCAAACTTGTTTTGAAGCTCTTGCATCATTTGTTGGAATTCTTTATCTTTTTGTGCTTGTGCTTCTTCCCACGCACGTTTTTCTTCAAGTAGTTTTTGTTCCCAATCACGATTATCTTGTGTTTTATTATCTTCTCTATTCCAATTCATTAACTTTTCAAAGTAATCTGTTTGGTATCCATTTAATTTATTTTGGTAATCATTGTAGTTTTGTAAGTGCCCCATATTTAATTGAGCTAAAGAGTTGTTCATTTCGATTTGTAATTTATTAAGAAGTTCATTACGTTTATTAGATGTCTCTACTAAATTCTTATTGTGATTTATATTTGCTACGTTTTCTAAACCTAATTGTTGAGGTGAGTATTGTATTCCACGATTTGTACCAGATACGTTTAACTCTTCCATTTGGTTGTATTTCTGTTCATTTAACGTGTCAACAGATTGTTTATAAGCGTTCTCTGCCTCTAATTTAGATTGTTCGTGTTGTTTTTTTAATGCTTCTTGTTGTTGTTGGAACATCTGCTCTTGAAGTTGCCAACCTTTATTTGCTTGTTCTTTTTGAGATTGAAGTATTTGTTCTGCTAGTTTGTAAGGTGTAGATTGATTTGTATACTTGTTATATAACTCTGGATTATCAAGTGCTATACCTGCATCTAACTTTCTTTTTGCTTCTGCTTCGTATTCTGCTTGTGTCATACCACCTGTTCCAGGTACTATTGCATTAGGGTCTAATGGGTTATAAACTAAACTTCTTTGGTTTGCACCTGCATCAACACTTCTAGCATTTGAATTAACATTATATCCACTTGTAGTTTCTGGTGTTACTGCTAACGCACTATTCACATCAGATAGACTCATTAATCCTGCTCCACCAACTCCTTCGGCATTAGTAGGTTGTGTTTGATTTGCTTCAACAGGTGTAGTTATCACAGGAGTACCTTCTGACGCATTTAAAGGGGTCTGTGAGGCGTTTGGAGTAATTGCTCTACTATTTATATTATTAGGTGTTTGTGCAGGTGTAGAAACGCCACTAGCACTTCCAGAACCAACTGTATTTGTACTCGTACCAGTTTTAGGAGTCATAGCTTTTACTTTATTTTGTATTGTAGCTTGAGTCGTGTTAGGCATTGTTGTATTATTTACAGTTTTACCATTTAACGAGTTTCTAACTTTTTCTTTAAAATTATTTATAGGTTGTTGTTTTTGTCTCTTTAAATAATTGTTATATTGATTTTGCATAACTTTTCCTTTCTTGTTAATTATATATATTTATTTTATCACGAGTGGCGAATTAACGCCACCCAATGTTTATTGAGGGAAGCCGTTTGACCAACCTTGCGGAACAGTAGTCATACTAAACCTTCTCCATTCATTTGTAATTTCAATCATCTTAGGTTGACATACACCTTTGTTGTGTTGCCAACTATCGTGGAACATTAACCCTTCTTTTAACCACCAATCTCCACCACAATTACTGCAATAATGAGTTTGGTCTCTATCATCTACACCATTTTCATTCCACTTAACTTTACGTAAGTCTATACAAGTATAAATGTATTGGTATTTAGTATCAAAAGCCTTTATATTTGAAAATGGGTGATACATACAGTTTTCTGAATTAATCTTGTTTGCCTCTCTAAGTATTATAGTTTTTGATGTGCTAGATTGTTTAACGCTATCTCCAAAATATCTATTACTGTCTCCACTAAATGACTCTGCATAAAAGTTACCATTTGGTACAGGTAGGTGTTGAACTAACTCCCAAACTCCATTATACCAACCATACACTTTTATATCCTTCATCTCAACACCTGTATTTTGAGTAAAAGGTGTTCCTTCAACTCTATATATATTAGACCAACAACCTAGTGCTTGAAACGCACCTGTTCCTGGACATCCACTTTGACCACAACTGTGAGCCATAGCAGTAGGTCTATATTGGTTTTCCCATCTACTATTGTGTTTCCAACCTGTTATATTACCGTTAGGTATGGCTTCGTGTGCTTGACCCATTGGGTACATTTTGTCAAGTATATACTCACTTTTACAAGACTCTTCGTACTCATTTGAAGTCATTTCACCTCCACCACCACTTGAGGGTGCAGTAACTGTTACAGAACAAGAAACCTCAAATTTCCCATCAGAAGTTCTAAATCTTATTGAAGTTTGTCCTTGACCTACTCCTGTTATTCTGTATCTATGACTTCCTAAATCAGATACACTAGCAATAGCTCCACCACTACTCATACACTCAATATTTTTGTTTATAACATCACTTCCAAATGATATTGTTACGTCAACAGTTTTACCACGTTCTATTGAAACACTTTCAGGTGCTACTTTTATTCCAGAGGTAGTTGTACTTCCACTTCCGCCACCGCTACTTGAAGTTACAGTAACACGAATATCATATTTGTGTCCACCATCATCTGTTGTAGCAGTAACCTTTGAATAACCAACACCTTTTGCCGTTATTAAACCATTTGAACTAACATCAACAGCAAGAGTATTATCAGAGTACCAATGTATCAATTTGTTTGTGGCACTTGAAGGAATAACACTTGCAATTATTTGTCTTGTTTGTCCAACTTGTAAATTAACTTCCCATTCAGAACAGTTAATGCCTGTTACAGGAATGTTAGAACTACCAGAGTTATTTTTTAACGCTTCAATATCTGTCTTTACTTTTGTAAGTTCAGAAGAAAGTGTATCAATAGTGCTTTTTAATGATTTTACATAAGTGTTTTTAGTAATCAAATCAGAGATATAACTACTTAAATTACTTATATCACTTGTACTATGAGTATGCGTTTTGTTAGCGTAATCAGAGTGAGTATGTGATGCACTTGCATAATTATGTGTATGATTAGATGAAGCGTATTCAGTATGTGTATGTGATGTATTTGCATAATTACTGTGTGTATGTGAACTACTTGCATATTCTGTATGTGAGTGATTTGAAGGAGCTTTATCGTCCCACGCATTTATTTTAGATTGAGTTATAGAGTTTAATGCACTTAAATTAGAGTGAGTGTGCCCATCGCCAGAGCCTTCACCACTTCCATCAAGACCTCTTGGAATATAGAAATTGAATGTTGGGTTTTCTAACGTGCCAACTCTCTCAACATTTGCTTGTTCAGTTGGCTCAAGAGTTACAACTTTACCAACCTTAATGTTTGGAGTTATACCATTATCACCCTTCTCGCCTTTTTCACCTGGTAAACCTTGTTCTCCTCTATCCCCCTTATCACCTTTAAGAGTAGCTTTTTGTTCTGGTGTTAATTCTTCAAATATGATAACACCATCTTCACCCTTATCGCCTTTATCTCCCTTGTCTCCTTTTACACCCTGTATACCTTGTATACCTGGTTCACCTCTATCTCCTTTATCACCCTTATCTCCTTTGTCGCCCTTCTCACCTTTCTCACCACGTTCGCCTTGTTCTCCTTTGTCCCCTTTGTCTCCTTTTATACCTACTAAATCTTCAATTTCTGGGATAGAGTTTATAGCTTCTTCTAAACGATTTATCGCACCATTATGATTATCTATAAGGGTATTATAAGCGTGTTCTATCTCCTCAAAGTTATCATTCATTTGTGTAGGAGATATTATAGTGTTTTGTTGGAAGTTAGGAAAAGGTATGATGATGTTTTTAGTAAGTTTTAATTCTTTTAATTCTTTTTCTTTCATAGTTATCCTTTCCGTTATCTGTAACCTTTAAATTCGTACAGACCACTTATTTCATATATTCTCATTGGTTGATAAAGTTCTTCTTCTTCAAGTTCTCTATAATACTCTCTAGTTTCATAGTTTCTAGGTTGTCTTACGTAAAATTTACCGTTACAATAGAACAAATCACCAACATCTGTTTCTTGTTGATGTGGAAGCTCTGTTACATAGTCTTTAAACTTGTAACCATTACCTATCCATATCTTAAATGTTTTACCACGTCTACCAACCATTATCGGTAGTGAACGAGATATATTAGATGCTATAAATCTACTCTTATCCCAAATAGCCTTGTCCCAAAGTGCTATTTCACTTTCTATTCTGTTTTCATTTTCAACAGAAACATAATCTATATCATACTTAACTCTCACATCACAACGCTTATTATCGTATACTTCCGATACAACATATGTATCTCTGATTTGTTTAATACGTATAGGAGAACCAAAATCTATATCTTTAGAAGTCCAATAACAAGGTATAGGGAGTTTTAACTCTGGATATTCATAATCGTAGTCATAACATACACTATCGTCAAAATACATTATTTCACTTCTATCTCTACCTAATAAAAACTTATCGTGATAGTTAAACATTATTACGTTTTCAGTACCAGAGTAAACAGTCCAAGCCATTAATTGATAATTATATATAAGGCTCAAATCACCTAACTGTATCCACCATTCACCATTATATGGATCGTAACCTGTGTGGCAATTACGTATATCCCAAATGTTTTTACTTATAGGTTTTTCAAATAGATTAACTTTTGTATTAAGTTGTTGTGTAGCAAGTATTAACTCACTAGAGTTAGTTGTTTTAAGTTTATAACAGTTACCGTCAGTTCCTACGTAAAACATAAAGTTATGTATCACATCTGCACAATGGTCGTTTACTATACCTGTATGTGTATTTATCTTTTTAAGAGAATATGCCTCACTTGTATCTCTATTTGTATTACCGTGTAAAGCGTAAACATCTTTATCTCTACCAAATATTATAGAGTCGGCAAATACTCTCATACAATTTATCTTATCTCCATTAGGAGGTAGTTGTACAGGAAGTGATGCAGGGAAGTAAAACGGATTAAGTATATCACTTATATAAACCATATTAGGGTCGTCTGGATTACCTGTGGCATAAAGTCTATCTTTATGTACTATAAGCATATTACATTTGTTAGTTTGCATATTAGTACCTTTGTAACCATCCTCTAATTCGTATTGGCAAGGTTCATACCAAGCTCTCCACCTATGGTCTCTAAATTGTTCTTCTTTCCATTCCCCTTTTGTGGCAGGTTTAGGGTTAGGAGTATATTCATAAGGAGGTGTAGATATAAAGTATATACGTGGTAAGTCCATAGTTTCTAAATCTTCTAGTTTGAAAAATCTTATGTGATTTGCCCCATCAACTAAGAAGAACTTGTCCATAAATTGAACACCACTAACAGGTTTATATACACCATCTTGTCCCCACGGTATAAATATTGGAGTTCCATCAGACCTAACATACACAAAATTCTCATCAACGTGCATTAATAAAGTCTCAACTCCTGGTTCTGGTCTTAGTACCCATAATCTACGTAATTTACCTTCTATGTTATGTGCAGGGTTGTGAAATGTGTATTTAGTTAAACCACTTCTTTTTTCAAGTAAACCGTCTTTTCTAAAACGTACATTTAACAGATTAGGGCTTTCATTGTCGTTAAGTCTCGAAGGAGAAGATGTATTATTAAGTCCTCCTGTAAAGTTCTTAACAGTAAAAGTTATTCTTTGAGGTGATGAGGGAACAGAAGAGTTGTTTATGAATGATTTGCTATTAAACATACTATTCACCACCTAATACAAACTTAGTGAAATACACATCTTTAACCGCATCAAATGGCTTATTATTACTCTCATCATAACCTTCTATAATAAGCTCTCCGTCGTTTATAAGTTGTTCCATTTCAGAAGTTTTGTACTCATATTCATTCATAAATTGTTGAGCTAAGTAGTTTTGTTCATCTTGTGTAAAACATCTACTAGCACCATATATAGCAAGTAAATGATGATACTCGCTAGGTAAAAGTATTGGCTCATCAGAAAGAGATGTTAAATACTTCATACCTTTAAAATATTTATAACGTCTAGTTCTGTCTACACCTTCATTTATAAATGCGATTATATCGTCTTGTGTAAACAGTGAACCCGTAATATCTCGAGTATATTGCCTAACTCTAGTTATCAAATCCTTCAACGTCATTTATGTACTCACACTCCTCTCTTACATCTTCGATAGCGTGATTATTGTCTTTAGCGTATACTTGCATAAAAGAACTTAACATATCCATTATAGCGTTTTGTCTTTGTATGATTAGTTCAAACATACGCATATATCTATCTTCTATCATATAATCAACTCCTTTAAAAAAGAGTAGGGATTAACTCCCTACCCCTTAAATATTTTTATTATTTTTTAGAAGCTCTACCTGTTGATGAAAGTTCAGTTTCACCTTTAGAACCTACCATACCTCTCCAATCAGAGAAACCGTAAGAATATCTCATATACCCTCTGTATTTAGCAACGAAAGTATCGAAATCTTCTTCGTTTTTGAACTCTGGCTTAACTCTCCAGAAGAAGTTTAATTCGTGTCTTGAACCGTCTTGTAAGAACCACATAGTATCAGAACCACCTGCTTCTTCTCCTAAGTAGTCAAGAACTACTATTTCAAGACCTGCACTCTTTAAGTATTCGTTTGTATCATTTAATTCAGTTCCAGATACTTGTGTAGAGTGTAATATTCTTCTAGCTTCATCTTCTAAAGCAGGAGGTATTATTAACTTAGTAGCTTTCATTTGTATTAAGTTACCTGCTTCATCTAATTGAGTTCTCATTAATTTTAATCCTTCTTTTAATGTTTCTCTTGATAAAGCTCCTGTTACTAAGTTTGAACAAGTTTTACCTGAACAGTCAACTAATGTATGTTTGTCGTGGAATAATTCTAATCCATCTCTACCTTTGAAAGCACCACTTGTTTCTTTGAAACCTTTAGTTAAAACACTTATAGCATCTCTTTCAACCTTAGCTCTACCTGCTCTAGCAAGTGCTTTAGCCATTTTCTTCATTTGACCATACTTTTCATCATCGTATAATTCTCTACCTATCATAAACCCTTTAGTGAAAGCCTTATGAGTGTAAGTAACATCTCCACCATCAGATATTTTAGCGTATGCTACATTATCTACTTCTGATGTTCTTTCTACCCAATCACCAAATGCTCCCATTCCATGGTCTGTTTCAGTTGCAGAATTAGAAGTTTGTACGTTGAATATTTTTGGGAATTGCTCTGGTATTTCATCGTAAGTTTCAAAGAATACCTTTCTTAACCCTGGATATAATAATTTTGAAAAATTCTCACTAACGTGAGTGTTAGTTGTTGTTGGGTCTACTGGTGTTTGTGCACCAAACATTTGTAAGTTCATTTTTAATTTTGGCATTTTGTTTGCTCCTTTTGTTATGTTATGTTTTATTTATTTTATCTCCACTTGGCATATTCAGAAGGTGTCATTCCCATAGCTTTCGCTATCCTTGACTCTCTACTTGACAGATTAACATTGTCATCCTGTTTGATAGGCTTTTGGGATACTCCACCAACTATTGATTGTGTCTCAAGGGAGTTTTGTTTAAGTTCATTAAGTAACTCTTCTTTGATTTGTTTTCTAAGTTCTTCTACATTTGGCTCTTTAACACTATCTGCTTTCATAGCTTTATAAGCTACTTCTAAGTTTAAAACATCGTGTTTTTCTGCATATTCTAAAACCTTATCTTCATCAAAATCAGAATACTTGTTTTTAAGTCCAGATACATAACTATTGTATCTTTGTTCTTCAATAAACTCTTCCATCTCTTTAACTTTCTTAGTTAATTCGTCTGGAACAAAGTTATTTAATTCTTTATAACCTTCAACATCTACGTTTCTCATAGCTTGAACTAGATGTGGGTTTTGTTCTAAATATTTATATAAATCAAGTGCAGATTGAGTTTCCTCATCATACACAGGACTAGCTTCTTGTTGTGGTTCTTCTTCTTTACCAAAACGCTCTTCATACAACCTTCTTAATTCATCGTCATTTGGATTATAAGGCACTGGAGTTGTTTCAACAGGTGTTTCTTCAACTTCCTCAACAGAGTCGCTTACAGGCTCTTCTATTGGCTCAGAAGGTGCTTCTGTGTTATCAGTTATACTATATGCTTCATTAAAAGCAGATGTAAAGAAGTCTCTATCATCGTTCATACCAAACATTTGTAAATTCATTTTACATATCTTCATTAATCATTCCCCCATTCATATTTTGCATATCTTGTTGTAGCATCTCTGCTAATTGTGGATAGTTTTGTAATATCTCTCTAAACATCTCTGGGTCTTGTTGAGCTAAAGCTAATAACTCTTCTAAGACTTCATCTGGTATTTGTTGAGAGTTAAGTGCTTCTTCCATTTGTGCATTTTCAGAAAGTAATTGTTCTTCTAACATTTTCTTTTCTTCTTCATTCACATCAGAAGTTTCCTCAGTAGGCGTTTCTTCCTCTTCTTCTTTACTTTGCACTTTACCGTCTTTTAATCCTCTCTTATAACCTTTTTCTTCGATTTGAGACTCATACTCTTTCTTATCTCTTTGTTCTTTATCCATTATAAGTTCATCAACTTGTTTAGAAGTCAAATCAGACGCTTGAACAACTTGTTGTAACATACTCATTACTTGTTCAGTTACACTTTGGTCTAATTCACCTTTTTGTTGTTGAGCTTGTTGCATTTGCATTTGTTGCTCTTGTTGTAACTGTTCTTGTTGAGCTTGTTGTTGTTGAGCTTGAAGTTCTGCAAATCTATCTGTTATAGCTTTCTTATCTCCTGTTGGTAAGAACTCTAATACGGCTTTTCTATCTACAAGAGGTAAGCCGTCCTCACCATTTGTTTGAGCAAGTCTAATCATTAAGTCTAGCATTGCGTTTCTATTTACAGGCATTGTAGAACCTGCCATAACTTTTAAGTCATAATCATTTGAAAGAACTTGTGCACCAATTTCTCTAAACGACGGATTACCTTCTACATCAGTAACTCTAACCCATCTATCTAGCTTCCAAAATTGTTGCATACGTGAATAAACTATTTGAGCAAGTTCAGAAAGTGATGCTTCCATAAGTTTTATTTTTAAACGTATACGTGCTTGAGATGCTTCTTGAAGTGCAAGTATTGCAGACGCCGCAGTTACACTACCTTGTTGCTCACCTTTTAGTGAGTCAAACACTCCAGATATATCTTGTATATCTTTTTTAAGAACTTCTATTTGCTCTCTAACATAACTTGGCATAGCAGGTGGTGTATCTCTTCTAACTTCACTACCAGGAGTCTTTCTTATAACAAGTCCTGGACGGTTAGTAAGTTTACCTTGTCCTATACCAGAGTTTTTATCTATTATCCATTGCATATTAGCAGTATTTTTAGCATTATCTATGATTTGATTTGTAAGTTCGTTTACATAGTGTTGAGGAGACATTATTTGTTCTATTTCTCCAACACCCCAAAACTCAAAAGGTATATCATAGTTTTTCATAAGTACAAATGGGAATTTTCCATCTTTATAAGGATTTTTCTTATCAGATAACAAGATACCTAACTCTGGTAAACACGTTATAACTCTTCCTTTAGGGTATTTAAGTTGTTTCTTACCTTCTACCGACTCATCCATTGTTACCCAATCACGACACCACATTTCAAGTATTAAAACTTGGTTTGCGTCTTGTGTATCGTTATTATCTCTTTCGGCAACTAATTCAGACATTGTTATACGTGAACCTTCTATGGCACTTGCTTTTTCTGGGAATTGTTGTTTGATTTGATTTGCGTTTCTATAAGTAGCATAAACCAAAAATTCAGAATTGTCAACACTTTCTGCCAATGGGTCTGGAAATATATTGAAAGGGTCAACAGGTTTTATACTTATATTACCGTATTCACCGTCTTTACCATCCCATTGAACAAACCATACTGCGTTTCCATATACTAACATTGGTATAAGTTGTGCAGGAAGTTTTAAAGACATTTTCTCTCTATCCCATTCATAATCAAGTGCAGTTTGCACATCGGCAGAAAATTCCATACCTTGTGGTGTAGAAGGAACTGCTAAGAACTTAGGGTTATTATCTGTCATTATAGGTCTTATAGTTTCTATTGTTGAAAATACGTGATTACTTATCTCATTTGATTTGTAATCTGGTAAGTTCTTATTTTGGAAGTACGTACCTTTATACGCACTCATATATTCTTTCCACTTGTCCATAAGTGGAGCTTTAGCAACATATGCTTGTTTAAATTTAGAATACACCCACTCTACAAGTTTTCTTTCCTTTTCAGTAGGCATATATTTTTTAGAATTATCCGACATTCTTTATCACCAACCAATCTTCGGCTAATAAATCTTTTTGTGGTGCTTCCCACGGTGCAATTGTTTTACCAACTGTCTTATAAATTGTTCCCATGTATTCGTCATAAGATATAGATACATTATCGTCCCAATCGTGTCTTTTAGCCTTGTGTCCTATTTTTAAATACTGTAAAACCTCACTAAAACTGTAAATAGCCATACTTCTTTGTTCTATCACTCACATACCTCCAATTCATCTTCATCTTCAAATAACGGGTCTACGACCTCTTTTTTAGTCTCATCAACAACCTCTGGTACATAATTATCTCCCTTACCCTCAAGCCACACTTGAAGAGCAATAGCAAGACTCATTACACAGTCATCGTGGCATCCTTGTTGAGCGTTTGTACTTCCGTTTTCTTCAATTATGTATGTCAATAACTCTTGAATAGTTGTTTTATCATTTATACCTACGTGAAAATCTCTAACAAATTCTGCTAGTTTATCTATCGCCATAGGTTTAGTTTTACTTGTTGTTTGCCAACCTAATTTCTTTGTTATACTATCTGTAAATCTATCGTAAATCTTAGCAAAATATAAATTCCAATAATCGTAGCTTTGGATAGCTTTAAGCGTTGTTAAACCGTGGTTATTTGACTCTACTCCTAAATACGCTTCATTATAGTATATTGCAAGTTTAACTAACTCAAATCCAAATAAGTCTGGGTCTATATGACCATACCACTTAGCAACCACATCGCAATTACAATCAAGGACTTGTGCAACAGAGTAGTCTCCCTCTATTTTACCTTCTGCAACGTCTGCTCCTATTACATAAAACTCCCCAGGGATAGGTGTTTTCCATATTTCAACATAACCTTTATCATCTTGTAGGAATTCAACAGTAGAACCCTTCTCTTTAAGGTATCCTCTAGTTCCTTCTTTAGCGTGATTAAGGTATTTACGTACAGATGCAGTATTAAATACAGGTCTACCACTTGCTATAAATGCTTCCTCTGGTGTAGAAGGATATTCTTGCATAAATAATTCCACGTCTCCTTGACACTTATTTGCTATTGTATATTTACGCCAATTCATTTGCTCTAACGTTAGATTATTGGTTTCCATTAATGTTCTTTCATACTCATTTAATGTACTTGCAAAGTATTCTTTCTCATTATCTGATGTGAATTGACGTGTATATGTCTTATCTGTAAACCACGGATAAAATAACGGTATAAAATCATTCTCTCCTCTAGTTGCTTTTTGCCACATATCGTAGAAGTAACCTCCGACACCATTAGCAGTAGACTCAAGAATTACACAACTATTTAACGTATCTGGAACACATTGTAAAAGTCCAAGCATTGTTGTAGTTGCGTCTGGGAAGAAAGCTACTTCTGATGCGTGTAAATTATGCACAGTAGCAGAACGACCAACTTCTACTGTACCTGCCGTAGCAACAGTTATTTTACTTCTTAACCCAGGATTATTCTTCTTCTCAACAGGGTCTCCTGTTGGGTTCTCAAAAACAAGTTCTTTACCATTTGAATACTTTATCATAGGTTTTATTACAGTAGGTAATTCTTCGTAATAAAGTTTAGACATATTAAATAAGTTTTGAGTGGCTTTATCTTCGTGTGCTATTATCATTGAGTTTTTAAAGGTATTAGTAGTTGTATCGTGGAATATATAACCCTCTGTAAACGTACTAAACCCCATTTGACGTGCTTTTAAGACTATAAATCGTTTTAACTTACCTTCTTCTTCACACTTTTTAATCTCGTTATTAAACATCTCTTGTGCGTCATTAATTTTAAAAGGTATAAGTTTAGCTTCTTTGTTACGTATTTTTAAGAAGTTCTCCATATAAAACGGTCTATCTTCTTTGATACGCTTTAAAAGTATCTGTGTTTTATTCAACAGTAAATTCTACGTCTGTGATTAGATTTTCTGCTAAGTCGCTTAATTGCATTTCGATAGTTTTAACAGTTTTATCAACCTTAATCTCGTTCTTAGCTTTATGACCTGTTCTATCAAGTATATCTTTACATGCTTGAAACGCTATACCATCAATAGGAGAGTCCATTAACTCGTTCATCTTCTCTATTGCTTTCATACGCATAGCTTTGATTTGAACATCGATCATTTCGTGTTCCATAGCTTGATACTCTTTGATTGCGATGTTTACATCTTCACGCTTTAACCAAGAGTTTATAGTGTTTTTATGTACTTCTAGTAATTGTGCTAATTGAGTTTGATTGTATTGACCTGTTAAATATAGGTGGACAAAACGTTGTAATTTAGGTTCTAATAATTGTACTTCATTACTCACGTTTATTCTCCCTTTCTAATATGATATCTGTTATTATAAAAGGTGCAAGTAAAGAAGCTATTATTAATACGTCTAAAAACTTCTCCATACTATCTCCTTCTTTCTATCATATCTTGTTGTTCTTTTTCAAATTCGTTTGTAATTATCTCGACATCATCTTGAATTTCATAGGTAGGCGGTATATCTGATGCGTTTGGTATATCGTATATACCCATATTATTTAACTCTTCTTCAAAACGTTTAGCTTGAAGTTCTATATCAGTAGGTTTAACGTAATTAACTTCCTCTTCTTCTATCTCATCATAAAAAATTGCTTTTTCTTGTATATTGATATTATCGTTTTTCGGCTTTTTACGTTTAGGAACTGCTACGTTTAAATCTACTATTAAACCAAATATATTTAAGTATAATTGTATCACTCTTTCACCCCTTTATACGTTATATACACGTTTATATACGTGTTATATACGTTATTAATACGTTCTATAAAACTCGTTTCACTCGTTTTAGTTACTCAAATCAAAGATTTAAGTAACAGGAAGATACGTATTTATATGTTTATATTTGTGTGATTTGAATGTAATGAAAATCACTAAACCTCCAACGGAGGTTTATAGAACGTTTCATACACGTTTACTACACGTATTTATACGTATATAGTAAACCATAAAAAAATTCTTGTCAAGCCCTTGTATTTTCTTCTGATTTGTGAAAGTGTTGAAAACACTACTTTCTTAAAAAGTTACAATCTTGTAACTATTTTGTTACAGTTTGTTTTTCGGAGTTTTTCGGCAGTTATACACCTATATACACGTTATCTATGTATACTGATTAGGGACTCCTGTTTTCTCGTATGGGGGTCTTGTTGGGAACTCGTTGGGAAAGGAGTATGTTTTCGTTCGACACACTACCACCCACACACACAACACACACATACACATATAAATATGGTGCGTCGTTTTCCGTTACCCTGGGGGTGGTATAACGTTGGTCAAGTGTGTGTGTGCTCTTGCAGAGGGCGTTCACAAACGATAAGGCGTGTTTGTTCAATATTGCTTCGCACTTTCGATATCAAGTTTTAAGGCACGTATAAACAACGTATTTGCCGTATTTAGTGTAGTGATTTGTCTATGCCTTCGGCAATACGCTCCGCTCAAACACTCGAGCAACGTAATCCTCGTGTTGAGCTTCGCTTTATGCCACTGCCCTTGCGTAACCTGCCCTACGTAGTCAACACTAAGGTTCGACGAAAAGCGTGTCTCACCAAGTGTTACTAACGTTCCCAGACGCTTTATACGCACTTACACAACTTGACACACAACTGTTATCACTACGCACTAACATAACGTGTAGTAATACACCCTCCACCTACGGCTACGGCGTGTTTGGGGCTACGCCCCCGTTTTTCCACCCTTACACTTCGAGTAAAAATACACATTCACATACACATTCACTACAAGTACACACCACACGTACACAATTTGTTATTTTTCACATCAATTTACGAGTTATTCTACTCCTTTTTATATACTTCTTTTATAACATTATAATACGTATCTTATTATAGGTTTTCACTACGTTCAAACCTAGAAAATTAATTATAATTAATTTTCGCAAAGCATTTACACATTATCAAATCTTTCTAACTCTAATCACAAGTATATCGGCTAATGTATTTATTGTTTTGAAAACCATATTGGGGAGTACACCCTAAAGGGTGTGTATTGTAGGTATAATTTTATATTAATTGGAGGTTATCAATATGATAAAGATAAATTTAATAGTATTAAGTAATATGGCTAAGCAAAATTTAACAGAGGAAGTATATCGTGAACATACTACAACTTGGATATTCGATGATTACGAGAATTATGGTCTTGGTTGTACAGAAAGTTTTATCGCAATAGATGAAGAAGTAGATTACCAATCAGATGATTACACTGATATAAAAGGTTGTTACATAGAAAACTTTAATTGCAACGATTGTGAATATGCTAATTGTTGTTCAGAATATATACCATTTTAATACACGAGGGCTATAAGCCCTCTTATTTTATACCAAAATATTAAATTTAAAGGAGAATATGAATATGTTATTAATAGTTTTAGTTTTATTAGTTGGAGAATTAGTTAAGTTCGAGTTAGAAAAGAGAAAAGTTAGTAAAAAAAGAGTTGAGTTATCTAAAATTAAAGCAGAGATATACGCAGAGAACAAGAGATTACAGTTTGAAGAGTATAGAGAATACATTGAAAATAAGTACAACATCGTTGATATAAAAGAAGTTGATGAAGTAGATATACAAGAGGTTTGCGAGACGTTCCAAGAAGTTACACTTCTTGAAGGTGTACAACAACTAAGAGATAACGGTCATAAATATGTACCTTACGTAAGAGCTAACCCACTTGACGATATAAGAAGCTCTTTGAGTGAGTTCACAGTTAGTGATGTGTTAAGAACTTTTTATTAAAACCGTTTTAGGGAAG